GCACCACCTCACATATAAAATGAACTTTTAGAGTGTTTTTAAGAAGGGAAACTGGCTAACTAGATAACCAGTTCCCTAGGCAATAGAATTAGATCTATGTTTTAGTATGATAGTTTCTCTCATTTATTGTAATACAAAGATAAGAAGTATTCTTGACATATACAAATATTTAATAACATTTCTTAAACATTATATTTATGCGGTTATAAGCATTGTATATTGAGGTCACAGCAAGGTAAGTGAGGGATGAAGCAAGGTGAAATATAACTTTTTATCGCTTCTATCTATCAGTCCCGCATCCAAGGCGGAATATACCGTGTTATGTTGTACTCCTATTTCGTGAACTATTCTATTCAGAGATAGGTCTACTATATTGGATGCTATTCTAGTCCAGCACTTGAATCGGATTAGGAAACCTATTACATTCCTATCTACATCTGTATCTAATAGGCTGCTATCTATGGTTACAAAGAACTTGGTAGGTTCTGTATAGCTATACTTATTACTGCATCCAGTTCTATCTATTGTTAGGTTGGCTACTTCTTCAAACATCTTTAGATGGTTAAAGATGGTAGTTTCACTAACACCTGCTATTCTTACTATATCTTTAATAGTACTATCTGGATTCTTACTAATGGCTATTAGGGTGCAGAAGTAAGTAAATGCTTCATTGTTAGTAAGAGATTGTAGTATAGGTATGCTTAATTTGATATTCATTGCTTAGGGTGTTTGATAATTGATAGAGGTTATCTATATTTGTATATTATTTAATCTATATGGCTATGTCGGAGGATAAGAAGGAATGCTTTGTAATAATGCCCATTAGTGATGCAGAAGGCTATGATAAAGGACATTTTACTAGAGTTTATGAGCATCTAGTTAAGCCAGCCGTGATAGAGGCAGGATTTGAACCTATGCGAGCCGATGATACATCCAAAGCAAACTTTATTGTGGTGGACATATTAAAACAGATACTAGAATCAGATATGGCTATATGTGATTTAAGTTCTAGGAATCCCAATGTGTTTTATGAACTTGGTATTAGACAGGCATTTAATTTAAAGACTGTCTTAATTAAGGATATTAAAACTACTATGCCATTTGATATAGCTGGTATTAGGACTTTACATTATAATGAGAACCTAAGGATAGATGAGGTCAAGAAGGCTATACCAGAAATGTCTAAATGTATTAAAGAGACTTATGAGACAAATGATAAAGATGTAAATTCTTTATTGCAGCTATTGTCAATTGATAAGCCCGCCACTTTACCAGATAAGGTAACTTTATCAAAAGATTCAAATTTAATTCTTAATGCTATTAACGATTTGCAGAAGCAAATAAGTTCATTGGAATATGCTAAGCTTATACACAGGAACAAGGAGGTTATGTTACCCAATGGTGAAGGCATTCCACTTGGAATGTATGTATCTAATAAAAACAATCTAATAATTGGCAAGATTGTAGCTGAAACTTCTGACAAACTAATTCTCTGTGATGATTATGATAATTTAAACTATTTAGATAAATCTGAATATATAAATAAAGGCTTTACATATGTTCCATTCTAAAAAAAAATCTAGTGATGTTCTTTAGCGTGGCACTCTTTACAGATAGACATAAGGTTGTTAAAGTCAAATGCTTTAGATAGTCTTTTAGTGCCAGTATAGTTCATAAAGGAATCTATGTGGTGAATATCTTCTGCTGGTTTAATAATATCTTTGGCTAAACAGAGTTCACATAATGGCTGTTGCATTAGCTTAGCTAGCCTTAATTCTTTCCATTTGGTAGATTGGTATATCTTCTGTCTTTCTTCCCTGTTAAATGTTCTGGAAGGTTGCTTATTCGGTTTCTTTAGATATGGCATATAGTTCTGCTGGTATTATGTATTCACCTTCTTCATTCTGTACCTCTAATGATGCTAATTTACTATTCATTGTATAGCTGGACTTCTTAGCATAGCATCTAATGGTATTGAATTGAAGTCTTAGTAGTTCTAATACAGATTCTTCTGTTACATCTTCCAGTCCTACTTCCATACATCTTATTACTGCTTTCTGTAGGAAATCTTCTACAGTCTGGGACATATAGATATTGTCTTTATAGTATGTGGTGTATTGCTTTACTAATTTAGGGTAATGTTTGCCTATTATATCAGCTATCTTAGAAGCATTCTTATGCAGAGGCTTATCTATTACAGTATTGTAATTGTATTGGTCATATTGTGGCTTCCAGTTAATTATCTTATCTGCTGTTTCTATATCAATGTGAAATAATGCTGCTGCTTTGTCTAGTCCGTAATCATAAACATACTGTAGAAGGACTGATTTAGGTGGTCTTATCATTTTTGAATTTAATGTATTGGTTAATAGTTTCTCTATTGTAATCGAAGAAGTCTTTTAGTATGGCTTCTATTAGTGTCGCTTTATCTGATTTGCTGTTAGTATGTTCATCTATAATATCAATATTTCTATTAAAGAAATCTGCTAATATCAATCTTAGTAGTTTAGACCTGTCTTTACCTAGTAATTGCTGTAGCTCTGTTAGCAGCAGGTCGGTATTCAAGTCTATTTTAGCTCTAATTTCTATTGGGTAATTACACCGTCTCTCCATAGTTTTACCTTTAATTGTATTACAAATTTACTAATACCTTAATAGACTTCCAAATAAATAATTCACATTCTTTAATAATTACATTGCAATGATTATAAGCCTATTAGAGCCATTGTATAGCTTTATAAATTATAAAAATTAAATAGACTATAATATGATTGATTACACTATTCCAAAGGACATTGAAAAGGATGCCAAGGATTATATGCAGAATGTACTGGAACAGCTAGATAGTACTGGTATGTTAGAGAATGTAGATAGTGCGGCTTTAACGATGCTGGCTAGAAACTATAGTATGTTCATTAAGGCATCCAAGCAGTTAGAAGATGAAGGTTTGACCGTTACCAGTGATAGAGGTAACATAGCACCGCACCCAGCTATTAAGATTGCTAAAGATGCACAAACACAAGCTATGAAAGTTATGCTGGAGTTCGGACTAACAGCTAAAGCTAGAACTAAATTGCCTAAAGTAGAGCAGGACGGATATAGCCCATTTGAGCAGTTTATAAAGGAAGGAAAGGAAGTTAGATAATGAATACCAAACTTTACTATGATTACTGTAGTAAGGTTCTTAATGGTGAAATAATAGCTGGTGAGACTATTAAGCTGGCTTGTAAGAGATTCCAGAATGACCTTAAAAGGGATGATTTGGAATTTAAAGAGGATAAGGTAGATAGAGCCATTCTATTTATCAGCATATTGAAACATTATACAGGTAAACATTCTGGTAAACCATTCACCTTAGAAGGATGGCAGCAGTTTATAATAGCTAATATAGTTGGATTCTACTGGAAGGGAACTACTACCAGAAGATATACTAGCAGCTATATAGAAGTAAGTAGAAAGCAGGGTAAGACAGCTTTAGCTGCTGCTTTATGCTTGTATTATTTAATAGCTGATGGTGAAGATGGTGCAGAAGTATTATTGGCTGCTAATAGCAAGGAACAGGCTAAAATTGCATTCGATATGTGTAGCAAGTTTAGTAAGGGACTGGATTCTAAAGGTAAGTATCTTACCGCTTATAGGGCTGATATTCTGTTTAACCTTACTAATTCCAAGTTGAAAGTATTGGCTGCTGATGATAGTAAGTTAGATGGTTTTAATGCCAGTTTTGGGTTGTTGGATGAATATCACGCCGCTAAGAATAGTAAGGTTAGGGATGTTATCAAGTCTAGTATGGGAATGAGAATGAACCCACATCTTTGTACTATTACTACCGCTGGATTTGACAAGACCTTACCCTGTTACCAATTAAGAACCGTAGCTATAGAGGTGCTGAACGGCTTAAAGATAGATGATGAAATGTTTATAGCTATCTATTCTTTAGATGCTGATGATGATTGGAGAGATGAAAAGAACTGGGTTAAATGTGCGCCAAACTTAGATATTACAGTTACTTCCAAATACATTAGGGGACAGGTACAGCAAGCTATTAATAACCCTGCTGATGAAGTCGGAGTTAAAACTAAGACCTTAAATTTGTGGTGTGACAGTTCTAATGTATGGTTACCAGAGGATTATATTATAAAATGCAGTAAAGAAGTTGACCTTAATAAATTCGCTGGTATGGATTGCTATGCAGGTGTGGATTTGGCTGCTACTTCAGATTTAACTGCTGTAGCTTACTTAGTAGTACAGGATGGTACTTACTACTTTAAGACACATTACTATCTTCCAGAATCAGCATTAAAGGATAAGGCAGATAAGGAACTTTACAAATACTGGAAGCAGCAGGGGTATCTTACAGTTACCAGTGGTAATGTTACTGATTATGACTATATAACTGCTGATATGCTTAGATATGCTGATGTAGTTAATATCCAGTCTGTTGGCTATGATAAATATAATGCTACACAATGGGCTATAGATTCTACAGAGCAGGGACTACCATTAGAAGAATATCCACAAACACTAGGTAACTTTAATATGCCTACTAGAGAACTGGAAAGGCTAATACTATCTGGTAAGGCAGTTATTGATAACAATGAAATAAATAGGTACTGCTTTAGAAATGTTACTTTGAAGTCTGATTATAATGGTAATGTTAAACCGAATAAGGCAGTAGACAAGAAGAAGATAGATGGAACTATAGCAATGATACAAGCATTAGGTATGTATTTGCGAAACCCTAGATTTAGCAATGAAATTATCACAATTTAATGGGACTTTTTACTAATTGGTTTAAAAAGAAAGAACCAGCGCAGGAAACCAGAGGGTTATTCTGTGATTCATTGATGTATAATATGAATGGTGGCTACACTACTAATAAGGCTATGCTTCTTAGTACTGTTTACAGATGCGTGGATGTTATTAGTGACGCAGTGGCACAATTACCATTAGAGCCATACTACATTAATGATTCTGGTTATAAGGAGAAATTTATTAAGCATCCTACCTATTATTTACTGAACAAAGAACCTAATCAGAAGATGAGTAGGTTTACTTTTATAAAGACTTTGATAGTAAGTACACTACTTAAAGGTAATGGATATGCTTATATAGAAAGAGATACTAAAGGAGACGCAATGGCACTTCATTATATACAACCAGATTATGTTACTATTACTGAACAGAAGGACGGAATTAGATATAATGTTGTAGGTATTAAAGGACTTGTAGAGCCTTGTAATATGATTCATATACTGAACTTTAGTTATAATGGTATTACAGGTATAAGCACTTTAGAGCACGCCAAACAGACTTTAGGACTGGCTACAGATTCAGAATCACACGCACAAGGATTCTTTAAAGGAGGTGCTAATTTGGCTGGAATCTTAAAGGTACAATCTACTTTAACTGGTAAGCAGAAGGTAGATTTAAAAACTAGCTGGCAGACAGCATTCAGCCCCACTACTGGTACACCTAATGGAGTGGCTGTATTAGAAGGAAATATGGACTTCCAGCCTATTACAGTGAATCCCGCTGATGCACAGCTATTAGAAACTAGACAGTTTAACGTAATTGATATATGCAGGTTCTTCGGGGTATCACCAGTTAAAGCATTTGACTTATCTAAGAGCAGCTATAGTACTGTTGAGGCTACCCAGTTAGCTTTCCTTACAGATACATTGTCACCATTACTAGAGAAGATAGAATTGGAGTTTGAAAGAAAGCTGTATAAGCCTTCTGAAAGAAGTAGAATAGATGTAAGATTTGATACATCTGTATTACTAAGAGCGGATAAACAATCTTTAGCAAACTACTACAATACACTATTTAATATCGGTGTGGTTAGTGCCAATGAGATTAGAAAGCAGTTGGATTTACCTGCTGTAGATGGTGGTGATTCCCACTTTGTACAAGTAAACCTTATGGAACTAAAGAACGCTGCTAACAATATACCCACCAATAACGCAATAGACAATGATACAGACAATTTACAAGGGGACTGACTTAGTATTTAATATTAAGTTGGAAGATAAGGACGGTATTCCCTTTAGGGTAAGAAACACTTCTGAATTTATACTAAGACTTTACACCACAAACCCAACAGAGTTTATAGAATGTCGTTTTAAGGATGGTGATTTGACTGGTATAATTGAGGAGGATAGAATAGATAAGGCGGTTATTAATTCATCTGACCTAGATAAGCTACAATCTGGACTAATCTATTACAGCTACAGCTTTAAAAGTCCTAATGCTATGTTCAATGATGCTTATTATGACGAGGTAGTTAAAGGGCAGACTAATTATTATTTGAAGTAATGGAACTACAGAGAGCAACTAAAGAAGGAGTATTAGAACTGGATAGAATCAGTGCCAAGATTGGTAGTACAGTTAATGCTGTATGGGGAACTGTAGAAGGTGATATTACTAAGCAGACAGACTTACAACTAGAATTGCAAGGTATCAAGGATTCAATACCAGTTACAGTACCCGCTGACGGTGGTAATGCAGATACTGTAAACGGACATACAGTGGAATGTGATGTACCTGCTGATGCCAAGTTTACTGATACTATATATGATGATTCCGCTTTAAAAGCCACTGTAGCCAACAAGGTGGATAAAGTATCTGGCAAAGGTTTGTCTACTAATGATTACACCAATCCAGAGAAGCAGAAATTGGCTGGACTTAGTAACTATGATGATTCAACACTAAGGCAATATATCACGTCTTTAGAGGAACAGAACAAGCTATTAAAGGAACAAGTGGAAGCACTACAGGCTAGGGTTAATAATAAAGGTTGGATTCTATTAGAATAATAATAACACGATGAGAGAACTAAGAAACTGTAATGAAATCGTAAAGATGGATTCCAGAACAGTAGAAGGCTATGCTTTAGTATTCGGTAAGCAGTCTAGGGATTTAGGAGGCTTTACTGAAGTAATAGAACCTACAGCCTTAGAAGGTATTTTAGAAAAGTCTGATATACTATGTTTACTTAATCACAATGAGGATAGAGGTATATTAGCTAGGTCTAAATATGGTACTGGAAGCCTAGAATTAACTATAGATGATACTGGACTTAAATACAGGTTTGAAGCACCTAACACTGTTTTAGGTGATGAACTGTTAGAAGGTCTTAGAAGGGGTGACATTAGTACTTCTTCATTTGCCTTTACTATCGGTAAAGATACTTGGACTAAGAAGGAAGATGGTAGTTATTTAAGAACTATCAATAGCTTCAAAAAATTATTCGATGTATCACCTGTATATAAGGAAGCATATCCAGATACATCTGTAGCATTAAGAAAGATGCAGGATTTAGAGAGCGAGGATTTAAAAGATTACTTCGCTAGACTTAGGAGTAAATTAAACTAATGAACACCTTAGAACTACTGGACAAGAAGGAACTGCTTAAAAAGAGAGCAGAGGAAATTATATCTGGTGCTGAGAAGGAAGTAAGAAAGCTAAATGCAGGAGAGCAGGTAGAATTTGATACACTTACTAAGGAAGTAGCAGATATAGATATTCAGATTAGAAAGATAGAGGAAGATAACCTTAAACAAACAACACATACAACTAATACTATGAAGGAAAAGTTTTCACTTTTAAAGGCTATCAATGATGTAGCCAATAACAGACAATTAGATGAGAGGGCACAGGAAGTGGTAACTGCTGGTATCTCTGAAATGAGAAAGGCTGGTCAGTCTTATAGCGGACAGATTGTACTTCCTATTGAAGAAAGAGCAAACATACAAGCTACTGTAGCTACAGCAGGGCAAGAGAATGTAGCAGAAGATAAATTGGGTATTTTAGAGCCATTGAGAGCTAGTCTAGTATTGGCACAAGCAGGTGCTTCTTATATGACTGGTTTAGTAGGCAATGTATCTATTCCTGTTTATTCTGGTTCAAATGTAGGCTGGGCTGGTGAAGTGACTGCTGCTTCTGATGGTGCGGGTACTTTCAGTGAAGTAAACCTAGAGCCTAAAAGACTGACTGCATATATCGACGTATCTAAGCAGTTCTTAATTCAAGATTCTAACAGTGCAGAAGAAATGTTGAAACGTGATATTGTATCAGCTATTTCTAATAAGTTGGAAGCTACTATTTTGGGTACTGCTGCTGGTTCTGCTACACAACCTGCTGGTTTGCTTAATGGTGTAACTGCTGATACTGCCGCTGTTACTTATACAGACTTTGTAAATATGGAAGCTACATTAGGTGAGAAGAATGTAAGAGGTGATATTAAGTTTATTGTTTCACCTTCTGCAAAGGCTGTATTAAAGTCCACCGCAAAGAATCAAAATTCTTTCATTATGGAAGGTAATGAGGTAAACGGCTATCCTGTTCTTTGTACTTCTGCTGTAGCAGGTAAAGGTATTGTTTACGGTAATTTCGCTGATTTGGTTATCGGTCAATGGGGTGGAATTGATTTAACAGTAGACCCATATACACAGGCTGCTAACGGTAAAGTAAGACTTGTTATCAATGCTTACTTTGATGCTAAACCACGTAGAACAGAAGCATTTGTCAAGAAGGTTCTTAAAGCCTAATATAGTCTATTTAGTAAGTAGTAAGCTATGTATATAACTTTAGAACAAGCTAAGAAACACCTGCTGGTAGATGAGGATTTTAGGGCAGATGATATGTACATTCTGGACTTAATAGCTGTAGCAGAGGATTCAGTATCTAAACATTTAGACATAGCTTTAGATGAATTAGAAACAGGTGGTAATTTACCACCTGCTATAATTCACGCTATGTTACTAATGATAGGTAACTTATATGCTAATAGAGAGCCTGTAGCATTTGGTACAGTAGTTAAACTGCCTTATAGTTATGAATACCTTATAGGACTTTATAAACACTATGAAATAAAATGAGAGCAGGATTACTAAATTATCCGATTACCATACAAGAGCCTGTAACAGTTAAAGATGTATATGGGGCTAATGGTATAAACTGGAAGGATGTTATAAGTACCAGAGCACAGGTTACATATAATACTGGAAACAGACAGAACCAGAATAATGAAATAATCCACTGCTATACTGTTACCTTTACCATAAGGTTATATCACAAGGTTAATGAGCAAATGCGAATTATTTGGAATGGCAATAAGTACAGGATTCTTAGTATTAACCGAGAATTATACAAGCAATCAATAACCATAGTAACTGAATTGATAAATGAATAATATAGAGGTAGATGCCAGACAGGTTACTTCTATGTTTGCGGATTTGACAGGCAGACAGCAAAGGCAGGTCTATAGGAGTGTTTTAAGAAAGGGTGCTGGTATTCTAGCAACGGAAACTAAAAGACAACTAAGACAGACTTTAGGTAGGGCAGCTTCTAGTAGAAACTGGTGGAATGGTAGAACCTTAGTAAGTGGGGTTAAATCTAATGCTGACCGAAACGGGACAGAAGCTAAAGTACATATTATGGGTGACTTTAGATTGAAGTTCTTTGAAATGGGTACTAGAGTTAGAAGAACCACTGGTAATAATAGTGCTTCTGTTAGAGGAAGGAATCCTATTAGAAGGCAGAGAGTAGCAGCTAATAGAGGTAATATCAATGCAGCACATTTCTTTAGAACAGCTAAAACCAATAAGGAAAGAGAAATCTTTGATAATATGGATAACCTTATAAGCCAATCAATTCAGAGAATAGCAAATAGAAACAGACTATGAGTTTACAAGTAGGCAAAGCAATATATAACCTGCTTAGTAATGATGCTAATGTTACTGGCAGGGTACAAAATAAAATATATCCCTTAATTGCTGATACTGGTACTACATTTCCCTTCATTGTTTATAGAAGAACTGGTATAGAACCATCTGATAGTAAAGATAGGTTTATCTATAAAGAAGATACTTATGTAGAAGTAGCTATAGCTTCTGATAAGTATAATGAAAGCATAGAAATAGCTGATTCGGTAAAGGATGCCTTACAGGGTAAAAGGGGTAACTATTCTGGTATTAACATACAGAATATTAGAATGACAAACGCAGATGAGGATTATATAGAAGATACATTCATTCAGAACCTTACATTCAACATAAAGACAAATGGCAGGACAAGTAATTAATGGCGGTGATTTGATGCTGTTTATAGATGGCAAATCTATAGCATTTGCAACCAGCCATAAACTAAGTATAAATGTGGAAACAGTGGAAACCACTTCTAAGGATAGCGGTGGTAAATGGGTAGCTAAGGCTGCAAGAAAGATTAGCTGGAATTGTAGTACCGAGAACCTTTATTCTAATGATGGTGAAGGTATGACTTTTGACCAGTTATTCGATAAGCTGACAGCCAGAACACCTATCAAGGCTGTATTCTGCTTAGAGAAAGATTATTCAACAAAGAAGGATGAAGTACCAGAAGGGGGATGGTTGCCAGCTACTACTGGAATTTATTCGGGTAATGTTATTATTACAGCACTAGAGGCTAATGCGCCTAATGGAGATAACGCAACATTTACAGCATCTTTTGAAGGTGTGGGAGCACTTACTAAGACTGCCACAGCTTAATTAAAAGCCTTTATATCTCTAGGTTATGGAGGTGTAAAGGCTTTCTTATTTTAAATACTTATTGATATGACTATTAAAGGACAAGACTACAAACTGAAATATACTCTTAGAGCCTTATTCATCTATGAACAAATAACAGGCAAGGCTTTTGAGTTAAAGACTATTACAGATGAATATCTATTCTTCTACTGTATCTTAATGGCTAATAATCCAGACAGTTCACTAACCTTTGACGAACTGATAG